ATTCCTCACCCCTGCCAAGGCGATTCCCCAGCTATCAGCTGCTTCAACATCGACGTCCTGCAACCTAGCATTGTCGCAATCGGAAAGGATTACGCCGTACTTTCCATACTTGGTACGAAGGCCCTTGATCTTGAGATTCGCAGCACCACGCGCCAACAAACAAACACCCGACATAGAGGCACTAGTTGTCAAGGGGCCGCGCAACCTTGCGCCTGATGCTGCGTAGATCTCAACATCATCATCTTCAACCAGGAACATACTCTCAAGAGCGCTGTTGGTGAAAAACACCTCGGCTCCGTCCTCGATGTACAACTTGAGACCACCCGGAAGTTCAATCTGGCTGGTGGCCAAGTACTCACCTTTGGTTATGCGGGCAGGCCTTCCTTCTGCGACTGCAGCCGCCGTCATCAGATTGAAAGCTGTGTTGACGGCAGTTGCCCCGCTGCGCACATTCTCCCGGTCAACATTGGCAACATAATCGAGCACTGTCACTGCGCGCTCAAGCTCTTTGCTCCGCAGAGTGCTATCGGTTGCGCCTGTGCCGGTCTGCTTGAAGCCAACCAGGGCAGAGCCCTCAGTTGAGGATGTTGAAGCAACAGACTCCGCAGTGAGGATGCGGCGCAGCTGCGTGGCCACTGGCCCAGAATCATGGCGGTAGACTGTCACAATGCCTGACGCGGAGACAGCAAAGGTTTGCCCAACAGTGGTCGCTGCGAGTCCTGCCGCTGTGTTGGCATAATTTGGGCCTGCCGCTGCCAGAGCTACGCCCGCACTGTCCTCAGCTTCCTGTGCACTTTCCTCTGCCTGGGCCGCAGCCATCATTGCAAGAGTGGCGCTCTCTCCCAGAAGAACCTTTGTTGGTTCCCCATCAAGGATCAGAGTCAGATCAGCTGCCATAGGTCAAGTCACCTTCCCAGATACATCAATGATCCCGCCCATCAGGCGCTGCTGCACTCCGCCGCTGGGGGTCCAAAGGATGTCAAACACCATCTGCTCCAATCCATTGGCATCGTTATCGCTTGGAAGCGCTGCAGTTTCAAGCGCCGTGAGCTCCAGGATCAAAGGGGTGTACCCAGCGGAGTAAGTGCCAACTGTGACATCAAACGTAGCCAAGCTCGTCAAAGCATCAGGAGATGCCTTTATGGCGGCAGAAAAAGCGTCTGAACTTCGGTCCCCTTGAACGGCAAAAGCATAAACATAAGCAAGGCCCCGATCTATCGCGCGCATCTGCGGTTGACGCTTGAGCCCCAGGCCACCCTTTCCGTCGGAAGCCAACTTAGTCAGCCATTCGTCCCATTGTGTTGCCATTGCCTGTTCCTCTTAAGTCTTGGCCTCGATGGTCGCGACGCCTGTGAAGGTAACGTTCACACCCGTTGTATTCAGAGCAGCGACCAATCGGACATCGTAGTTCCCAGCGGAAAGGCCGCTCTTTGAATGGCTGAAGGCACCATAGCCTGAAGTCGGACCGAAGCCGCCTGTGGCGACAGAGCCTGTGATTGCCGTGCCAAAGTCGCTCCAGGTTCCGGCACCTGTCGGAGAATATTGCCACTTTGCCGAGGCGGTGCGCGGGGCAGAGGTAGAGCTGTTGACCCAATAATCAAGCGGCGCAGTTCCGTAGAGGCTTTCCCCGCCAGCAAGCGTAACGGTCATCACATCAGTAATCGCGACGAAGCTGCTCGTGTTGATCTGGTTGAAGCCGCTGTCGTTAGCGATCTTTGCACCTGCACCCCCGAAACCTGGCGGGAGCCCAGTCGATTTCTGAATGACGATCCGCTTGGCTGGGTACGTTATGCCCGACACCACGACAGTGAGATCTATGAACCCATTGAGAGTGTCCACTGCGGTTATCTCGATGGTCCCCTTGTCAGGACTCCCTGGGGTATTGTTAACCGTTGCGGTGACGCCATTGGTGACGATTGAGTAACTGACGAAATCCTCATCTCGAATATCATCACCCTCCAAGGAGATCTTCGGTTGGATATAGCTGGGCAAGAGCGTTGAAACACTTCCGGTGTAATCTGCTGAAAAGGTCCTGACCCCTTCCACCTCTATGGAGACCTGCTGGCTCTGGCCACTGGCAGACGTTTCGTCTCTTTCTTGAGAGGTCTGGACCAAAGCTGGGCTTGGAGGAGCCACCCCAGTCTTTCCTAGGGCATAGGCATGCTTTTCTGGAGTCTCTCCGATCAATGTCAACTCGACTGTCATGGTGCCAGGGTCTATCCGGCGACGCATGATGATTGCGTCATGGTCAAGGCCCAATTGCGGGAGATCCAAATGCAGGCAGTCGCCCGGCTTATAGCCCCTCATGCGGGGCTTGCAAGTGATCACAATGGGGAAGAATTCCCGGCTATTTGCCATCTTATAAGTGGCCAATTGCGTAGCCTGGTTGAGACCCTTGACCATGTTGAAGGGCCACTCTTCCCGGCGCTCTTCGCCGTCCTCCAATAGGTATGTAGCTTCTTGAACCTGCTCCGCTTGGATCATCTCCCAATTGTGATCAGGACTGCGGTACTTGGGGGCCACAGTGTTTAGGCGGTCCCTGTAGCTTTGCATGGCAGTGATGGAGGCTGACCCCTCTGCCAAGTCGTCTTCGACAATGGTGTCCAATGACACAACTGGCGCATCCCACTTGAAGGAAAGGACAGCACCACTGAAGGCTGGCTCTCCGCCGCCAGCCAGGCATATCTCTCTCAGATTGGCCCAGCGGTCACCAGGTTCAAACAGAACACCGAACAGAGTCCATACGTTGGCGTCACAAGTGTTGGCCCATGAAGCAATCGCTTGCCAGTCGATGCCCGCTGTGGGCAAGCCAACCCCCATCACAAGAATGCCATTCTGATACCGGCCATAGGCATAGGTCCCAGCGTGCAAGGCTGGGTTGGCAGTATAGGTCCAGGTGGCCTCATTGTTCAAACGATGTGAGCCACTACCCCCTGGGAATGTGCTGTCCAAGCGCGGATCGTAGGCCTTATTCCACTGGCCATAAGCTCCAATCAAGGGAACCCCACCAGCGAACTTCTTGCCATTCTTGTCGAACTTGTAGTTCCAGCCAATCTGGGCGGCGCCACTGATCTTACTGGCCGAATTCCATGAAGGCGGCGTGCCATAGCTGGCAGTCAAGGCTGTCTCGGGCATAGCGCCCAGCTTTGTGGCGGTGGCTATGTATCCAGAATACCAAGCAGGGATCGTCTGGTAATCGACCCTCGGAGAGATCGAATTGACAGGTCCCACCCCAGAATAGACTATGACATCCCACATATAAGGGTTGGTGACCTTATCGACCACTCCGCCATACCCTGTGCGATATCGCAGCACTCCCGCAAAATAACCTTCCCCGATTGGATAGGGTCGCGGTGCATCGGTCTGGATCAGAACCTGAGAAACACTGCCGCTGGATGGCGGAGGTCGGGCCAAGGCTTGACTGCCGATATTGGCCGCCGTTGCGGCTATCCCTGCTATTGTTCCGATCGCGGTGAAGGTCGCTCCTGATATTCCCAACAGGGCTCCCCCAGCGACCACAGCGCCAATGCCCGTAGCAATCAGGGCGACTGCTCCGAGAACGATGCCGATTGTCTTGAGGGTTTTGCTCATGCGCGCCAAGACCCTGAGATCTCGTTCAGGTCAATCTCAAGCATTACCGTTTCAGCATGGTCTTCCCTCCAGCCGAAGAACCGGCGCGGACCGGCGCAAATGAAAACAGCCTCCAATCCATCTTCACTGGGCAGAACAGCAATATCACCCAGCAACATCTGGGCTGGGGCAATACGCTCCAGGAACTTGTCGAGCAGACCGCTGACACTCGTCACCCCCTCCTGAAGAAGGGCTTTCTTGGCTCCGAATTCAGAGCGGAAACGTGGAACTTTCTTGATCTTGTGGCCCATGTTGCGCATGTGGAAACGGAACAAGTGGATGCAGGTGATCCCTTTTTCCCAACTGAAAACCTTGCCCTTGTAGCGGTTCAAGGTTGATTGGGTTGCGTCCCGGCGTGTCACCATTACCGGCTTCATCTCTGCGCCTGACCTGAA